GACGCCTACATCTCCGACATGTCTACGCTGTTCAAGCTGAGGCTCGAAGCCTTCAAGGTGAACTTCTCTTTTTTCGGGAATGGCGTCCCGTCCAGTTCCCCCGAGAAAGCGAGTACCGTGCGAGTCAACGCAAGGTAAGGGGTACGGCTAGCCCTGCCAACGTAAACCCCCGCATGGCTCTCGTGATGAGCGAGGGTCTTGCAACCCTCAAAGAACTCCAGACCGTCTACAGTTACCGCGACCTGATGCTGATGAGCGAGGTGGCCATGGTGAACAGCTACAACGAATGGTGTGCTTACAATAGCGAGGAGCGCCGCTAGCATGGCCGGAAACTTTGTAGACAGCCTTATCATTGGCGTCGGCATCGATGCGTCTCAGGTCGCGCAGGGCATCCAAGAAGTAGGCCGGACTATCGACTCCGGCCTCAAGAGCGCCATGGAGAACGCCGTTGCGGGCGCGTCTCCGCTAGGCAAGGCGCTCAAGGACTTGAAGACCGATGCCGAAGCTCTCAAGGAGCCTGTAGACGCAAGCCTCAAGGCACTCAACGAGCTCGGCATCCGCTCTACCGAACAGATTCAGCAGAAGATTGCCGAGCTTCAAAAAGCCCTCGACACCATCCAGAACAGCACCACGCTCACGGCCCGCGACAAGCAGGCGGCCATAGACGAGATCACCAAGCGCATCGAACGCCTGAAGATGGAGCTGGAGAAGGGCATTCCTCAGGCCGCCGCCGAAGGCTTCGCCGGAGCCGAGGCTGCCGCAGGGAAGTTCAAGGGCTTCATCTCTTCGCTCTGGTCCCAGATTTCCGGCCCCCTCATGGGGGCTTTTGCCATTGGCGGGACCATCAATTCCTACATCTCCAACTCCATGGCTGCCGGAGAGCTTGCCGACAAGCTCAAGGTGGACATCGAGGAGATCCAGATCTGGTCTGGAGCCATGGACAGGGCTGGCGGTTCAGCGGCGGCTCTGCAAGGCACCATCGAGAAGCTGAATGCCAGCGGGAAGGCGCAGGGCGATGCCATAGGCGTCCTGCTCGACCTTGCCGACAAAGCTGGCACCATGAGCAAGGAGGCCTTCGTTCAGAAGTCCAAAGAGCTCGAAGTCGACGAAAAGACCATCGAGGTGCTGGCGCAGGGCCGGAAGGCGCTGGACGAGCACCTCAAGCGTCAGCGCGAACTCGGAGCCTATACCAAGGAAGACGCCGAGCAGAGCAAGAAGTTCAAGCAGAGCTTGGCCGACCTCTTGCAGGCATGGGACGGCTTTACGTCCTTCATCGGGCGGTTCACCGTTCCCATCATGCGCGTCCTCGCGGATGCGCTGACGGCGGTCGTGGTCTTCATGCGCCAGCATACGCCTTTCGTAGTCGCGGCCATCACCATGATTGGTGCGGCGCTTGCCGTTAGGCTTCTGCCCCCGCTTCGGACGCTTCCGAGCCTCATCGCCAACGTGGGCAAAGCCTTCCTGCGGTGGCTTCCCTTCGTGGCCATCATCACGGCGATAGCGCTCCTAGTCGAGGACTTCTGGGTCTACTTGCAGGGAGGCGAGTCGGAACTTGCCGAGTTCTGGGCCGTCTTCGGCACAGGGCCGGAGATCATGGCCAAGCTCAACGCCGCATGGAAGGAGACCAAGGAGTACCTTGCGGCTATCGGCACGGGCCTCGCCCAGATGGTCCGATACTGGTACGACCTGATGCAGGCCAGCGGCATGTTTGCCGCGCTTGGGGAGACGTTCAAGGGCCTGCTCCAGATTCTCAAGGGCGTTTTCACGCTGGACTGGTCGCTGCTGGGCGAAGGACTTTCCAATGTCCTTAACGGCATGGTGCGGGGCGTAGCCTCGACATTCAAGGGGCTGGGCATTCTCGTTCGCGACCTTGTGCAGACTGTCTGGACTGCGCTCCGCGAATCGCTGCCCGGCTTTGCCGAGTGGGGTGACGGCATCGCCGAAATCTTTGACGGCATCGTTAACTTCGATTTCAGCAAGATCCTGTCCGGCATCGGGAACATGCTCTCCGGCGTTGGCTCCATGCTTGCCACAGGCATTAAAGGCTGGCTGAGCATCTGCGCCAACGCATGGTCGGCCATCATCGAAGTCTTCACGGGCCAGAAGATCGACCTTTCGGGGATGCTGGACCAGCTCTGGAACTCCATTACCGAAACCTGCAACAAGATCAAGGAATGGGTGGTCAACTGGATCTCCAACCTGTTCTCCGGCATCAAGCTCCCCTCCATCAGCGACCTGTTCGGCGGTGCTGGAGACTTGGCAAAGGGTGCGGGAGACGCGCTGGGGAGCGCGGCCAGTGGAGCGCTGAAGCTGGGACAGGAAGCTGGCTCTGCCCTCAAGGAAGGCCTCGGCAAGGTCGGGGACTTCTTCGGCGGGCTCTTTGCCGATGCAGGCCCGAAGACGGAGGAGGCTGGAGCCAAAGTTCAGGGCGGCATGGCGCAGACGGCAGGCGCGGTGCGTGACGGCTTCAACGCCGCATGGAACGCCACCAGAGACTTCGCCGTGACGCAGTTCCAAGGCGCTGCCACGACCATACAGAGCATCTTCGCTGGCATCGTTGCAGGCATCGAGGGACAGGTGGGCGCTCTGGTTGCAGGCGCACAGCGCATGGCTGGCGAGGCTGGAGGCATGGTGCCAGCCTTCGCAGGCGTCCGCGCCCAGCAGGGCGGGGGCCGGAACATCTCCAACACCCAGAACAATAGAATTACGATTCACGCGCCCGGAGGCGACCCGCGGGCTGTCCAGCAGGGCGTCCAGCGCGGTCTGAGCCAGAGCAACAAAGTCAACCCCGCTCAGAGCGGGACCGTTCCGAAGGGGTAGCCATGCTGTTAGAACTTCTAGGCCTCGCTCCAGTATGGACGCTCCAGAACGAGGGTGGCGGGACCGCCGTTGATTTCGATGTCTTCCTCGGCATCGACTTTTCGGGCGACAACCAGGTCGCGCATGAACCTGTCGAGCAGGGCGGGTTTGCTTCGTACAACAAGCAGAACACCCCCAAGGAAATCTCTGTCGAGCTGGCCTGCACCAAAATGTATTTCAGTCAGCAGCCAGTGCTGGAGAACATCGACAAGCTGGCGTCCGGCGTCCAGAAGCTGAGCCTTGTTACCCCGTCCAGCGAGTACAAGAATCTCAATCTGGAGAGCTACAGCTACCGCAGAACCGAGGATGCGGGCGCGGGAATGCTGGTTGTCGAGCTCAAATTGATAGAAGTGCGCGAAGTCGAGACAAAAAAGAAGACAACTGCCAGCGAGACGCCGAAGAGCGAAGGCAAGGAAGGCAAACCCATCGAGAAGGCCAAGGAACCCAGCCACGACTCCACGAAGAAGACAGGCCGGACGCAGACCAAGGAGCCCAGGCGCTCGATTCTGCGTGGCGGCGGCGATTGGGTAAGGAGCATCAAGCGATGACGGAAATTCCCCTGCAAGTCATCCCCGCGCAGGAAGTCCAGACTATTTTGGACGGCCAGAACTGCACCATCAAGGTCTGCTGGCGCTTCGGGAAGCTGTACATGGACCTCCTCGTGGACTCCGAACCCGTATTCCAAGGCGCTATCTGCCAGAACCGGCAGTGGGTCAACCAGAGCCCCAGCGTAGAGTTCTCCGGCGGGCTTGTCTTCGTGGATGCTCTCGGAGACGAGTCCCCGCGCTGGGACGGCCTCGGCACCCGCTGGGCGCTCCTGTACTTTGACGCGGACGAAGCTGAAGACCCCGAGGCCGCCGTACAGGCCATGCTGGAGGAGATCTAGCCGTGGCGAAGAGCTTCACCAAGAAACAGATCCGCGTGGGTCTCGCTCTGTACAAGGACGAGCAAAAGAGAACCCTTGTCTATGAGGGCATCGAGACGCACGTCAGCATTGAAAAGCCAGGCGAACCCGATGAAAACAAGGCCACAGTCGAAATGTACAATTTGAGCATGGACGCCATGCGGGATATGACCACGCTCTCGTTCAAGCCGTTGCAGAGCAAGAAGAACTTGATCGTCATCTTTGCGGGAGACGAGACCGAAGGCCTGTCGCAATGCTTTGCAGGCGAGATCCAGACGGCATACGCAGACTTCAGCGGAGCGCCGACAATCAAGATGCACATTGAGGCTGCCGCAGGCTCCTACCCTTCCCTCAAGGCTTCCCCGCCCGTTGCCGTCAAAGGAAGCCAGACTGCGGCATCCCTGATTGAGCAGTTCGCGAAGGAATCGGGCTACACGTTTTTGAACAACGGCGTCACTGCCTCCGTAAAGAACGCCGTGCTGAACGGCGACCCCGTCACGAAGATGAAGACGGTGGCGCACATGGTAGGCTGCGAAATCATAATCGATGACAATCAGGTCAAGATCCAGCCCTACGACAAGGGCCTCGACCAAGGCAACGCGGTGCTGATGGATAAGGACAGCGGGATGCTGGGCTACCCTACGTTCACTTCTGAGGGCATCAAGCTGCGATGCTTGTACAATCCTGACCTTCAGCTTGGGGGGATGGTTGAAGTCAAGACAGTGGTCCCTGGCGCTGAGGGAACGTGGAAAATCACCAAGCTGTCGCACTCTCTGGTAGCCAACAGCAACGCGCCGTCTGATTGGTTCAGCGAGGTCGAGGCTTCGCCTTTGGACGCCCAGCCCAAGGAAAAGAAGACCTCCAAGGAAAAGAAGGAGGCGAAGAAGTAATGGCTGAAGACACCACCAGAACCTCCAATCGCAGGCTCAACTCAGGAGCCAGCGAGTACAACGCGCTCTCTTTCATGATGGAGCAGATGATCAAGGGCATGGTCAACACAGCCATCCCCGTTCGCGTGGATTCCTGCACCAAGCCCGGCGTGGGCGGTGCGGCAGGGTACGTCTCCGCAACGCCTTTGGTTCAGCAGAGGGGCGCGGACGGCAAGGCGCTCGACACCGTAAGTCTTCCCCAGCTTCCGTACATCCGGCTCAGCGCCAGCACTGCGGCGGTTGTGATTGACCCGCAGCCTGGGGACGTGGGATTTGCCGTCTTCGCCCAGCAGGACATATCCAACCTCAAGGCGGGCTCCAGCGACCCCGTGCAGGCTGGCAGCTTCCGTACTTTTGATATGTCGGACGGCGTATTTATCCCCGCAATTCTGGGTGTGACGCCTGCAACCTACGTCCATCTCGACCCAGAAAAGGGTGAAATTACATTGAAGGCTCCGACAAAAATCACTATCGAGGCTCCCCAAATCGAACTTAAAGGCCCTGTTCGCATGGGCGGGGCAGGCTCCAGCGACACGATTACGCTGGACGGCAACGTCTCGACCAATGGCAATATCACGGCTGCAGGCAACGTCAACGCAGGCCACTTCTACGGCCCCGTCAACTAGGAGGCATCATGGCGCACACCAGAAAGACCCTCCTGCTCGATAAGGATTGGGATCTCACGCTTGACAAGTCTGGGCGCATCGCCGTTGCGGACGGCCCCTACGCCACGGCCCAGAACGTGGCAAACGAGTGTCGCTTGTTTACTCAGGACGCCTACTTCGAGCCTGACAGGGGCATCCCCTATTATCTCATAGCTCTCGGCAGGACGCTCAGCTCCAGCGTCCTGCGGGCGCGTCTCCGCGATGCCGCATACCTCGTGGAGGACGTTGAGGACGTGACGGACGTGGTGCTGGAAAGCCTCGACACCGAGACCCGCAAGGTCACGGGAGAAATCCAATTCACCTCAAAGGAGGGCGAGAATGCCTCTGTTGAACTTTGATCCAGCCGTGGGCATGGTGGCCCCCGACACTGCCGTCCTCAGAGATGCCGTTGCGGCCAACTGGGAGCAGGCCTTCAACACGGGGGACGGAAGCCCTGTCTTGGACACCGAAGCCGCGACCCCCGCAGGCCAGCTCGTGGACGCCGAAGCGGCCTACCTCGCGCAGACCAATGCGGAGTTTCTGTACATCGCCTCCATGTTGAATCCACGCACGTCTGAGGGCGTCTGGCAGGACGCTTTGGGGTACATTTACTTTCTGTCCCGCAAGGTGGCCCAGCCCACGCTGGTCACGGTCACATGCTCCGGCCTGCAGGGGACGGAAATCCCCGCCGGAGCGCAGATGCGGGACGACGAGGGGGTGCGCTACGAGCTGACGTCCACCGTCACCATTCCCGCAGGCGGGAGCGTGGACGGCGTGTTTCAGGCTCTGGAAGCTGGCCCCATAGAATGCCCAGCAGGGACGCTCACGACCATCGTCACCGTGATCCCTGGCTGGGATTCCGGCACCAACGCGGCCGCAGGCGTCATCGGGCGCAACCGCGAGTCGCAGGCTGACTTTGAGAACCGCAGGTTCGCCTCGGTCGCCAAGAACAGCCACGGGAGCGTCTTCAGCCTGCAGGGCGCTCTTGCCGACCTTGACGGAGTGGTGGACTGCCAAGTCTTGGAGAACCCCACTTCCTCGACCGTGACCAAGCACGGCGTCTCCATCCCCTCGCACAGCGTGGCCATCTGCATCTACGGCGGGGACGATGACGCCATCGCCGAGACTATCTACATGAAGAAGGACGCGGGCTGCGGCACCACGGGCGGGACCACCGTCACCCACATCGCGACCGACTACGGGAACGCCATCTACAGCTACGAGATCGTCAGGCCCACGCCTACGGACGTCCATGTCGCGGTCGAAATCAACCGCACGGACGCCACCAGCGCTACTGTCGAGCAGGACATCAAAGACGCCATCATCGCAGACTTCAACGGGCAGGACGCCAATTCCGGCAACACTCGCGTGGGCCTCGCCCAGACGCTCTACGCCTCGCGGTTTGCTGTGGCCGTCATCAAGACCGCAGGCGTCACAGATCTCGTGGGTATCACCGTTGCCCTCGGCACTGATACGCCGGGGGCCAGCATCACGATTCCCGGCGACGTGGAGCCGACCATCAGTGCGGCCGACATCACTGTGACCGTCAACGAGCCCTAAAGGAGGGAAGCCACATGTCAGCATTCCAGTTCACGCCCGAATGGCAGGGGCCTCTCTCTGGGAGGTCGTTTGAGAAGCAAACCGAAGACGCGATCAACGCCATTCTCCAGCGTCTGGACGAAGTATCTGCCGCGCAGTCGCAGGTGGCAACGCAGACCAGCAACGGCCTCATGAGCGCGGCTGACAAGACGAAGCTGGACGGCATCCAGAACCAGCTTGACGCTCTGGACGCCCGCATCGCCGCGCTGGAGTAGCCCATGGCGAACCTCCGCGACAAGAAAACCCAGCTCCGCGTCAACTGTTTCGACATCATATCGGACATAGACGCTCTGGAGCCTGTTCTGAGCCAGTACGCGGCATCTCCGCGCATCATCGCTCTGCTGGTGAGGCAGGCGGCCCTGCTCGACCCCGGCAAGGACCTGATGCTGTGGTATGACGGCATCTTCAATCCGAAATCGGCGCAGGGCGTGGGGCTCGACATCTGGGGGCGCATCGTGGGCATCGGCAGGATGCTCTGGATGGCCAACACCGAATTCTTCGGCTTCGCCTACCAGAACCTTGAAAACTACGACCAGGCTCCCTTCTGGATCGAGAGCTTGGCGCAGGGGCAGTTCCGTTTGACGGATGAAGCCTACCGCTTCCTGATCTTCTACAAGGCTGCTGCGAATATTGGCGAGTCCACCATGCAGGCCGTCAACAGCCTGCTCAACTCGCTGTTTGAATCCGGCCACGGCCCCGCCAACAGCTGCGTGCTGGAAGTCGGCACCATGGAGATCCGCGCAATCTTCAAATTCTACTTGTCAGGTTACGAACAGGCCTTGCTTGAGCAGTACGGGCTCCTCGACAGGCCCGCAGGCGTGGGCTTTAGCTGGTACCAGCACGACCCGCAGGAAATGTTCGGCTTCGCCGGACAGAAGCTCCAAAACTTCGACAACGGCATATTCACGCCCTTTGAATACATGACCCCCGCATAAGGAGGAAAACCAATGGCAATTCAATCCCAGCCGTCCCGCATCTCCGAACCCTTTGCGGGAAGTGGCACGAAAAACGTCATCCCCGCTACCAACGCCACGCCCTCGGCCTCGCAGGCCGCCTCGTGGGCTTCCGGCTTCCCGCCGGAGTGCTCCCAGCCCATTAGCGCTGGCGGATGCCCTGTTCCGCGCAACGACATGAACGGCGTCCTGAATCAGCTGTCGCAGGATTTCTCTTTCCGGCAGGACGGGGGTGTCTGGGCATGGTCGGCGCTTGCCGACTACGACACCCAGAGAGTGGTTCGTGGCTCCGACGGCTTGCTGTACTTTTCCAGGCTGCAGTCTGGTCCGGGTTTTGTCGCTGGAGCGCAGGACCCGACAGTAGATGACGGGACATACTGGACATCCCCGCATGTCCCCACTGTATCTGCAGACGACAACTCTAGCGCCGCAGCGAATACGGCATGGGTCAATAGCTGGTGGACAGGGATACAGCTTCCTTCCAAGGCGTATGTGGATGGCACCAACGGCGATGACAGCAATGACGGGTTTTCTTGGGCGACTGCAAAAAAAACGATAGCGGCGGCGGCGGCAATTTTTTCCTCGTCTCTACTAAAACTGCCAAACAGCATTACGATAATAATCAAAGAAGGAACATACGATGAAGCTCTACCCGCAATCCAAGGAACTGTTGTATATTATATTTCAAGCGGAGTTAATGGTATTGTTCTTACAAAAACAATAAATATTGGTCGGGGTGGGCTTATAGGGCTTGGTGGAATTATCACGCTTACCGGAACGGCCTACATTACAGCCTCAAGAGGTGGCGTTATTCAGCTAACGGCAACAACAGATGAATACGGAACAACATCAGCTATAAATTTTGATAATGTAAGTGCTAGAGCCGCGTTTTATGCCTATGCTGGTGGCTCGCTTATTACATATAGCGGTTCGACTTTGAACATATCTTTTACGAACTGCACTTTTTCGACTGCGACGGTAGAAATCGAATACAACTCTTTCTTTTCAAGATTTGGTACAATAAACATGTCTGGAAGTGTAACTGGAAAAAGATATGTAGCAGCATATTGTTCTGGTATTCATCTTTCGTCGAGCGCCACGTTTATCCCCGGCTCGACTGCGGGGACTATTGACACGACCAGCTACTACAACTAGGAGGCCGCTGTGGAGACGTATATAGACGACATTCCTATTGACCCTACCCACTGCCAGCTAGACGATGGCAGAATTTGGAGCATAGAGGACGCGAAGTTCGTGCAGTCAACTCCTGCAGGTTCCTATGTCGTGCGCCCAGAAACAGGCGCGGGAAGATGCGGCCTGGCGGAGCTTGACGAATGGCTTCGATTCCAGAAAAAGCCCCTCGGCGAACTTAAGACGGATGAAGATTTTGCCGCCGAAGCCCGCGAGAAGCGCAATGCCTTGATCGCGGAGACCGACTACCTTGTCATGCCGGACTATCCTCTGGACGAGGAGCGCAAGGCTGCCGTCCTCGCCTACAGACAGGCGCTCCGCGACGTGCCGGAGCAGGCCGGATTTCCGCGCCAGATAGACTGGCCCGCGAAACCCTAACCGCGCCCACGGGCGCAAGGAGGACCTATGTCCACACCTACACTGCTCGACTATCCTGGCCTCCGCTACGCCTACAACGCGCAGCAGGCGGCAGATTCCGAGGAGTATGCCACCAAAGACGTCTTCACGGGTTCTACCGCCGATGATGACGGCGCTGCGGGCCTCGTTCCCGCTCCCGAAGCCGGAGCCGACATCAAGCTTCTCTGCTCTGACGGCACTTGGAAGACCCTCGCCGACCTCGGCATCACCGTCTCCTAGCTCAGCCCCATAGACGCAAGAAAAGCCCCCAACCGCGAGGAAGGGGGCTTCTTCTTTGGTTTATGCCTGCGGGGCGTTGTCCGGCCCTTTGAGGTGGCGTCCTACCAGCCACCTGACGAGGCCGGAGCGTGTCATGCCTTGCGCCCTCGCGCTCATGTCGAGGGCTGGCATCCATTCGGCGGGGAGCCTGACCTGGAATTGCGCCATCTGGCCCGTAGCTGGTCTCCCGCCTGCGTGACGGCGGGGCTTCTTAGTCCTTTCCATGCAGTAGCTCCTCCCCGAAGCCGAGGCCACACGTCTCTCTCCGTGCTTGTTCATCTCCGAAGAAGGGGTCGTACCCCATGTCCGGGTCTCCTTCGCGCATACGAAGAAGTTGTTCTG